TGCGCGGCGCGGTGGGCGTTCGCCGATTCGTTCTGTTCTGCTTGTTGCTGCTGCGCGATACGCGCCTGCTCCTGTTGAGCCTGACCAAGCGCCGCTTGTCTTCCTTGGAAGATGCGCTCTTGCTTCAGGTACTCGACCGGATCGGTGTCGAGCAGTTGCTGCCAATCGGTTTGGGATTGCTCTTGCAGCGCGCCTTGCAGCTGGATCGCGTAGGCGCTGAGCTTCTGCACGTAGTCCTGGCGCTCTTGGCGCGCCGCCGCGACTTCGGCGTCGGCCGCCCTGCGCAGCTCGGCCGCCTCCATCGTCTTCTTGGTATAGTCGGCCTGGCGCAGGCCATCCTTGTAGTTCTCGGCGATCTGCGCCTTGGTCAGCTTGACCGTCTTGCCGTCGATTTCGACGGTGACGTCATCTTCCGCCGGAGCCGGCTCGCCTTCGCCCGTGGGCTGGTCTTCCACTTCACCGGAAAGCTCCTGCTTGGCGAGCCGTTCGGCTGCTGCTTCGGGGCTTTCGTCGTCACTCTGCGATTCATTCTCTGCTGGGCCATTGCCACCCATGAGGGAAGAAAACGCGTCTGCCGCGCTGAATGCGTCGAGGGACCCGCTTCCGCCCCCGCCTTCTTCAACGATGCCCGCACTGAACAGGCCGGCCAGACCGAACATCATTTTCAACAGTTTGCTAAATTTCATTTACTGCCTCCACCGGATCCCGTTTCCGGGGTGTCCAAAAAATTACAAAGTGACGATGTCGCCGTCGGAAAATTGATACGCTGCCTCGCCGACGAGCACGGCGATGTTTGATCCGTTTTTCGCCTCAAGCGTTTCGCCGATCGCGTCGGGGTGCCAGCAGCGCGACACCTGGCGATGCTCGGCGCGCACGGCCTCGATCAGCCCAGGCCAATCGCAGACTTGGCGCGCTCGACCAGGCCCTGCTGGTGCTTGAGTTCCAGCTTCGCCAGCGTCCCGGTCTCCAGCGACGAGCGCAACGTCGCCTCCAGCTTGTCCGCCAGCTTCAGAAGCTGCCATAGATTTTCTCGGCCCTCGTGATCCCTTGCGGGTGACTGTTTCCATTGCTCGGTGATCTCCTGTTTGATGTCCGTGAAGGCTGCGGCGAAAGCCTCGTTTTCAAGCACCAGGCGCGCTTGGTCGCCGTTGTAGATGCGCTGTTCAATCGTTGCCATTGGTCACATCCCGATTGGCTTGGTCTTCGGCGGCTTGCAGCGATACGTCGCCGCCCTGTTTTGCGGCGATCTGCGCGGCAACGATCTTGCCGTCGATCTGCATGTCGATCTTGTACTTCTCTAGCGCCAGTTTTTCCCGCTCTAGCGCCAGTTTTTCCATTTGCTCGGCATGCCGGTATTGCGCCTGCTGCGCGTCGAGCTGCGCCTGCTGATGCAGTTTCATGGACTGCTGCTCTGCCTCCAGTTGCTGGCGGTTCTGGTCCACCTGCTGCTGGAATGCGGCTTCTATGCGGGCCTTCTCGAGAAGCAAATCATGGTCGCGCTGCGACTGCTGATCCTTGTGCTGCATTTCGCGCTGATGCGCCTGATCCTGCATCTGCGCCTTGACCGTGTTCGGGTCGGGCGGCGGGGGCGGCTTAGGTGGCGCGTTCGGATCGGGCGGCGCGTCCGGGTCGTGGAAGAACTGGCTCCCGGATTTGAACCCAAGCGCCTCGGCCAGTTTCATGTCGGCGGCGTAGACGTTTTTTGGCGTGCAGATGCCGATTTGCAGACCCTCTGCCTGGGCCTGTTTGAGCGCCATCAGGTGCTGCACTTCCTGATCCTTGTTGCCGGCGCCGATGCCGACGTTGATCTCCATGTCAAACTGGTTCGTCCACTCGCGCGGGTCGATGTTTTCCCACTTGCCGTTGAGCTTGATGACTTCGGCCTTGTTCTGGTATTGCGTCACCAGCTTGAGCATCCTGCGGAACAGGTCGGTGTAGCCAGTCTCCGCGAACTGGCGCGCGATGATCTCGACGCGGGAATCGGCCCGGTTGGTGACGATGTTGGCCTGGCCGAGCGTTGTATTTCCGTCGAGGCCCAGCCCGTTGCCGCCCTGGCTCTGGCGCGTCCAGCCGGTCGCCTCCTCGGCATCGCGCTCGATCGATTCCATCAGCTGCATGGCGCCATTCACATCGCCGACGCCCTGATCCAGCCGGCCCACGGCGCCCGGATTCTTGATCCGCACTACACCACCAGGACGGGACGACAGCAGATCATCCAGATTGACTTGATTCTCTACCGCGTAGTAGCGCCCGTTGACTTGCAGGTAGACGTTATCGAGCTGTGCGCGCTTGAGGCTGGTTTTGATGCGCTGCGGCTGCATCGCCAGGTCCGCCGGGCATAGCCCGAACAGGCGGTGCGGCATCGGGACCGGGCACCAGCCAATGATCGGGTGGTCGTCGCACTCGACGTTCTCGAGGATCGGCACGCCGGCGCGCACCACCTTGCGCCACGCGGCCAGGCCGTTGCCGTCGTAGTCGCACTTGATGTAGCACTCGGTGATCCAGACCTTGCGCATGCCCGGGTCGACGTCGCCGCCGGAATTGCCGACCGTCGAATCGGAATCGAAATTACGGCGCGTGGCAGCCTCCGCGCCAAAGTCGATCGAGTCGTCCGAGGCGATTTCATCGACGTTGGCGTAGCCGGCGGCCTTCAACTGGCTGATCGTGCGCTGCAAACGGTGACCGATGAACGACAGCGTGGCCAGGCTCTTGGCGTCTTTCGGTACCAGCATTTCCTCGGGCGGCACGTTCTCGATGCACAACCGGCCGCCGTCCTTCTTGCGGCGCACGGTCACGTCGTAGAGTTGTGGCACCGGCTGCGCGGCGAACTGCTCCAGTTGCGCCTGCGCCTGCTGGTACTGCTGACCGGACTGGGCGATGGCGCCCTGGTCGCCGCCCTGCATCAATTTCTGCCCGGTCTGCTGCATTTGCGCGAGCTGAGCCCGCATCTGCTCCAGCATCTTCGCCTTCTGCTTCTCGGCATCCGGGTCGGGGTAGGACTTCTGCGCAGTGGGCTCGACCTCGTCATCGTCGAGCAGGATCGCCAGCTGAACGTCGGTCTGCCCCCGGTATTCCTCTGTGGTCTCGATGGCTGAATCGTCCCACCAGACTTTGACGAAGCCGAATTTCTGCACCAGCGCGTCACGGATCCATGTGGTCACGATTTGGTAGCCTGGATTCTTCTTGCGCAGCAGGTAGTTCAGGTAGCCCGTGGCCTGGCGCGCCTTGCCCTCGTCATCCTCGGTCGTTTCGGTGAACTCGACGGCGTTGGACGTGCCGCAGAATTTCTTGATGAGCGGCGCTTCCATGCCGAGGATCGTGTCGCTCACCGTGGTGTCGACCACCGACGAGCGGCCGTCGATTTCCGGCGGCGCCAGGTCGCCCTCGGGCTCGGCGAGGAAATACTGCAAGTTCTTGCGGCGCTTCGCCTCCAGCTTGCCGCCCGAGCCGCTAAATCCGATCGCGTCCTGCATCGCGGCGTCGGTGAGCGCGCGCAGCTCGTCGTCGGTCATCTTTGCCATTTATGCATTTCCCAATCGTGGATAGTTCAGGGCGCTGCCCCATTTTTTGCCGACGTCGCCGTAAGCGATCGCGTGGCGCCGCATCATGTAGGCGTATCGCATCGCGTCCATCATGTCGTCGCGCGCCTTGTTGATCTTTCCGTTCTCGTCGCGGTGGTATTGCAGGAACTCGTCGAGGAAATCGCGCAGCCCCTTGAACACCTTCAGCTTGCCGCTGCTCATCAGATCGCGGATTTCGAACAGGCCGGCCTCGACGCCATTGGAGCCGTCCGGCCATGTTGCGTGATCGGGCAGCATGTTGAATCCGGCCTCTTCGTAGTACGCCTTCTGCTGCTTGGCGCTGCCCTTTTCCGTTTGCAGGCCGTCTGCCGGCCAAGCTGTCGGCACGTTCTCGGCCCATAGCTTCGTTGCGCCCCATGCCTCGATTGCCTTGGCGTGTGACTTTTTCCAGGCCCGTGCGATGTAAAACATGTCTTGGTCGGCGTCATACACCAGCTGCACCTGCGCTTGCGGGTGATCCCACCCGAAGTCCATGCCGTCGATGACACGGAAGTGGCGAGGTATCTCAAACGGCTCGCAGGTGATCTCATCCTCTGCCATGTCATAAATCCGGCCGTGGCCGAGCATCGGAACCCCTTTCGTGCGCATTTCGCGCTGGTGCGCAGGGAAGCTGGCCAGCAGGTCGCCCTTGACCTTCTCGCTCAAGTGCGGCGCGTCGTCCCATCCCTTTTGCATGCAGATTTGCGCGCGGCTCGGCGTGTCCATGAACTGGATCACCAGGTCGGTGCGGCCATTCTCAGGCGTGAAGGTCAGGATCCCGCGACCGCCGCGCCCCTTGTCGCCGGTCGCCGTGCGTACCAGCACCTGCGGGAAGATCGCGGCGTCGCGCGGCTCCTCGTCGATGTGGTACCAGTCCACATCGTCGCCCATCAGCGCGTGCTGGCCCTGCGAATAGCTCCAGAACTGGATGCGGGCCACGTCGCCCGAAGCGTGCCGCACCAGCACCGTGCGCAGCGCGTTCGGCGTGCCGGTCATCGACTCGTAGCCGACGATGCGATCAGGCGGGATCAGGCCGCCGGTGAACTGGTCGCCATCCTTGCGGCCAACGATGGGCGCTTGCAGCAGGTCGCGCGTCTTCTCGCCCGAGTAGCCCAAGCACCAGATCAGCGGCGCGTGATCGAACTGGTGGCCCTCCCAGTCATCCGGGTAGTCGCCCAGCGCGTGGATCGCGTCCATGTAGGTGCCGGTGTAGGTCTTGCCGATCCGGTTCGCTGCGATCAAGCACACCTGCGAGTAGGTCGCCGTGCAGGCGATGAATTCGCGCTGCCAGGCGTACAGGATCGCGTGCAGCGTGCGGTAGCGGTAGACCTGTTCCCGTCGCTCGCGCTCGTCCAGCAGCGCGAGCAGCTCCTCCTGCTCGGCCCTACTTAGCGCGGCCATTGAGCAGCGCCATTTTCTCGGCGATCTTGGCGTCGAGCTCCGTGTCGCTCAACTTCGTGGCGATCGAGCCCGAGTGCTCCACCTTGTCGGTGAACATGCCCTGGTGCCGCATCAGCAAGGTGATGAAGCCTTCCTTGCTATGCGTGAGCACCTGCATTCCGTCCTTGGTCTGCTTGATGCCGGCGAACAGTGAGCGCGCCGCCGGCGACAGCTTGCGCGTGTCCTTCACCAGCACCTTGCTGACGCCCTCGCCGAAGCACTCGGGGCACTGTGGATTCGGATCGGCTGGCGCGCGGTAGCCGATGCCGCCCTTCACGTCGAACGGCGGAATGTCGCGACGCTTTGCCTTCGGCAGCTCGTCGTTCGCCTCGATCAGGGCGCGGTGCTGCTCGCGGTCGCGCTCCATTTCGTTGGCGGTGCGTTGGAACTTGAAGCCCTTGCCGTGGCAGAAACGGCAGCAGGTGAGGCGGTGCTCGACCAGCTCGTTCGGGTCTGCCTCGAGGATGTTGACCAGCTCGCGGACGATGCGGTCCTGGTCGATTTCGGTGCGCGACTGGCGCGCGAGCTGCTGCTCCTTGACCGCTGCGGCGATCTCAGGTTTCCTCAGGTTCTCGTGCCCCATCGCATCAGCGCGGTTTGCGCTGTAGCCGGAGCGGATCGCCGCCTGGGTCGCGTTCAGGTCGATCAGGTACTCGGCGACGAAGCGCTGCTGTTTCGGGGTAAGCGCCATCGCCTGCCTTTCAAAAAAAAGCCCCGCTCAGGATTGCCTGGCGGGGCGAAGTCGCGCTTGGTAGCGTCGAGGGGAGACTCGGCTTAGCGCGTAGACGGATCACCTCCTTTCGAAGTGATCAGCCCCCATCCGAGTTGGCGCCGGATCTCGGCCGGTGTCGGTGGCGGGGTGCGCGCGGTTGTGCGCTGCTGCATGTGGGCTCGGACAACTTCCTTCGACGGATGGTTTGCCTGCATGGTCTGCTCCTGGTGGAAAGCCCAAATGAAAAAGCCCCACGTCATCGCTGACGCAGGGCTTCGTTTTCATTCCGGAGACGCCGCTGGCTCCCTATG